AGCACCTTCAACGCCAAAGATACCTCTGAAGTCAGATACGCCGAAGCTGTATCTTTCTCTAGCTTTGTATCTTACGTTACCAGTATCAAAGTCACCTTCCATAGCAGTCTTGATAGACGCTCTGTCAAAGTACTTCATACCATTTGGCACGTCAGTGATAATGTAGAACGCATCTGGATCTGTTAAGAAATTGTTCACTCTGTAACCTTGAGGAACCATTCCCATAGAAACGATTGCATTGATATCATTATCAGCAGTTCCAACTCTACCTTGAGACTTCATCAATCTCTCCGCAGTAAATTGAAGCTCAGAAGGAACGATCATTTTCACTCCTCTAGCAGCAATTTTAAGACCTCTTTCGTCTGTCATTGCAGCGATGTCGATTAAAGACTGCTCCAATGAAGTTTCGTTTAAGTCCGCTTGAGTTGTTAAAGTGTTTTTAACAGTACCTGCGATTGTTGGGTGAGCAGTGTTAAATAATGAAACACCATCCCCTGAATCGAAAGCATCGTTAGTTGGTAGACCGTTAATTAACGGTGCAACTGCTTTAACTTGTTTTGTGTTCGCCATAGATCTAGCTAATGCTTTTGTATATCTACTAGCAAGTCTGTCATACAAGTTATCTTCAATCGCTTCTTCAGTGATTGAAAACGCTAAAGCTACAGTCTCGTGAGTGTATCTAGCAGTGTATGTCTCTTGAGCATTGTCAAAAGTCACGCCAGCACCTTCAGACTTAGTCTGTGCTTGAGCAAAACCTGATAACATAACTTCTTCTTCAAACGCTCTGTCTGAAGATTCAGTTGTGTAGATCTCAGCATGCTGATTCTCATAACGTTTATATTCCAGGCCAAATAAGGCATTCAAACCTGGTTCTAGTTCTTTAACTAGTTGTCCTCGTGATATCGCCATATTATACTCCTGTTGTTCCTTTTAGGAAGTGCTCATTAATAGTACACACTACATTAGCATTAGATGCTAATACACCAGCTGAAGCCAAATTATCATTTTCGTCATCTTTTGTGATTCCGATAACTTTTAATTGACCATCAGATAGTGATAATGATGCTCTGTCCAATTCAACTTTAGAAACGTAGTTTGCAGAATTACCAGCTGTATATTCAATATCAGCACATGAAAATACTGCAGCTACAGCAAAAGTTGAGTTTACTTGTATTTCAAACCTTTCATAAGGATCGTCACTTACGAATCCAACGATGTCTGTTGCAGCGTTAGAAGCGACTAAGTGATTAGCCCATGTAGGTTTACTAGTTGTAGAATCAGTGTAGAATACACCGTTTAGTGAACCAATCAATGTGTCACCAGCAGCAGCTACGTCGATTGCACCAGTTGATGCCGCTTTCACGGGATCGTTTTGGTAAATCGCTGAAGATGTGCTTGCAGCAATTGAATATTCACTTAAACCTTGTGCGTCTCTATTCTGACCTACTTTTCCAATCGGTCTTAGACCGAATGCAGCGTCTTGATTTGTCGCCATAGTAGTTGTCCTCCTTAGACATAGTTTAGTTTAAGTGTACTCTGTTGGCTTTAGAAATTCTTTAATTAGGATTTCTTAGTACCACCAAAAGTTACACGAGTTTGTCTATCAATATTGATAGGCATACTTGGGTGCTGTTCCTTCATTAAATCGTTGTCTACTGCCTCAACGTTGTCCTGAGCTTGTTGTGTATAATAGTCAGTACGTTGTTTTGCGATTTCTTCCGGTACCCTTGCCAGCACAAGGCCACCAACTCCGATCACTCCCTTGTATTTTCCGTCTTCCACAATTGGATAGTCCGAGTCTGGATATTCGTCAGATCTAACTAATTCATATCCTGATCTAATTCTTCCAGCGACGTTTTTAGTGTCTTGGAATCCCATAGATTCAACTCTGATCCATCTGTGTGTAAAACCTGTTGGAGCAGGGGGTGCATCTAAAGATGATGGTGGAGTCCAAACTTTTTTCTTTTCAGAAACTTTTTCTCTAGTTTGACTCGCACGCGAGGTTCGTTTGTCATTATTATTTTCCATATGCTATACCTCCTTCGTGATTTTTAATTGTTTCGCATATTCTTCAAGTGGCACACCTAATTTTTTTGCTATTGCGACTTGAGACGGTGTGAGTCTCACGGTTTTGCGACCAGTATTTGTACTTCGCTTCGCACTAGCTACTGTTTGTACGGGTTTGGTCGAAACTTCCCCTTTATTATCTTCAGTTGTACCAAATTTGTGGGGAAATTCAAGTCTTATTCTTCTATCTATTTCAGAATAATACTCATCAGATTGAGGATCAAAACCTTCCTCTTCTGTTAGTTTTTTATGTAAATCAAAAGCAGTGTAG